CCCTTGTTAGGGGGTGATACTGATTGTTCACTTGCCCTCCAAACCATTGGTCGGGAGGATGGGTGCTCAGTCACGGCGTAAGCCGTACCCAGACATTCGATATGGGGGTGTACCCTGTTGCTCTCACGAGTAATAGGATTGATACCTCCGTGGTCACGATGATGGGGACCTAACACGGTGACACATACACCGATATCAAAGTCGCTTGTAGAGTACTATGGGCGTTACCTAAAACGACAAAATATAATGACCACACATCAAAAGCAACTATATGTTATGCTAATGAAGTGGATTCACTATATTTGGTTTCAGAACGTCGATATCGATCTATCCAAAAGATGGATTGATATCGTTGGAAATTGGGTTGAAAAGAATGGAACGTTATGGACCATCGCACATATAAAGATGATTCGTAATGTTTTCACTCGATTCATTTGTGGTCAACCTTGTAAACGGGTCGACATGATACTTGGAATAGATAAGGATGGGTTCCCTAAGGTTTTAAAACCTTATAAGGAACTGATCAACTCCCAGGTCGGGAGAAGATACGTCCTTACACTACTAAGTATAAGTCGATGCCTACCTGGTACCAAGAAGCCTGATTACAGCACTATAACTAAGCCGTCTGCTGCCACTGATGATATCCTTAAGGAGTTAATAGACTATATTCCAGTATTTATGGAACGTTACTCTATTAAACCTTTTGGAACCATTAGATGGACGCAAGATGATCTTCATTATAGCGTGAAGTCAGGGCCTCTTGGCCCAAGTACGCTAACAGCCCAGGCTGATATGTATAAAGCACGTCACCTGCTTCCGGCATGGAAGAAGATGGCGATGTTTGTACCTATCATCCTAGAAAAGTTGATGGATGCTATTCCTGAGAAATCGGCCCTGAAGTTCACATCTTTAATCTTAGGCAAAGAAGAACCAGTTAACAAACCTGGTTTCGTCAATGTCACAAAGATTAAGGAGAAGGAACTGAAGGACGTGACTCGTAGATTAAGTATAGTTGATGACCCCGAAGCGAAAGCTCGGATAGTCGCTATATTTGACTACTGGTCACAGTCGATTCTTAGAAAACTGCATCTCAGACTTTTCGAGCTATTAGAGACATTTAAGCAAGATCGGACCTTTACCCAGGATCCCTACATTCCTAGACGCTTAGGTCACAGATACCATTCTCTCGATCTATCAGCAGCCACTGATCGTTTTCCTCTTAAGCTTCAAAAAGAGCTTATAGCAAAACTGACCAGTGGGCCTTATGCTGACGGATGGGAGGAGGTACTTGTGGGCACACCTTTTATAACTCCCGAGGGTGATTCCGTTGTATATAATGCGGGTCAGCCTATGGGGGCTTATAGTAGTTGGGCAACCTTTGCTGTCGCACACCACATGGTTATAGATTACGCCGCCTTTAAGGAAGGCCTTGATCCTCAATCAGATTTTTATATTCTGTTAGGGGATGACGTAGTCATTAATCATGATGGTGTGGCAGACAGATATCGATATATCATGTCATCCCTTGGTGTAGACATATCGCCTTTGAAGACTCATGTGTCATATACTACATATGAGTTTGCAAAGCGATGGTTTCACTATGGGAAGGAGATAACAGGAATCCAGCTTGCTGGATTCTTGAATATCCTCGAGTCTGGTCTTAACATTAGAAGTAAGAAATGGGTGGATAAACAGATGAAGAAGTGTACTGCCAAATCAGGCAGAGCCAGAAATGGCTACTTCAAACGTCTGTGGAAATCTCTGCCTACCTCGGTAGGTAGGGAGATTCCAGTTCCATACCATCTTATTACTGCTATGTTATGCCAACTTCGTGATCGTGGTATACCATATCGAATGGGTCTGAATATCCCGGATCAGGTGTCTCTCTTGTACAAGTGCCTCGGAT